TTGATTTAAATAAAAATCATCTTAGGTTTTCCAACTATGAACTTCATTATAGAGAAGAGGTGTACACCAAACAAGAAGAAGATGCTAAAGATAAGTAATATCCTACTGAAAGATAAATCCGATTTAGTAGGTGTTGAGAAATTCATTCCCAACGCCTACATTCTCGGTGCTATGGAAAAACCAAACATACCATTTGAAGATATCAAAGTTATCTCTACTAAGTTTAGCAAAGTTGGTAAAACAACTTTAGAAAGATTTCCTAATTTAGAATGGGTAATTTATCGTGGACATGGAACTGATGGTATAAATTTAAAACTATGTAGTCAATATAATGTTGGTGTTGTAACTACCAATCCAAACATTGAAGGTTGTGCACATTGGATAAATGATAAGTTAGACCCGAATGGTCACACTCTGATATTCGGTAGAGGTTCTATCTCAAACAGATTACAAGAACTTATAGTTACAACATATGTTGCAATCGATAGTAAAACTAAGATTGACAATATATCCAATGAATATAAAAACATAGTTTCATGTGTACCACTAAATAATTCTACAGAACAAATGTTTAATTATGAATTGTTTAAAAATACAAATGATGTAAACTTTGTTTCTATCAGTAGATCAAAATGTCATAACAATAAAGATTTACTTAAACTTATTAACGATGGTAATATTAAAGAAGCTCACATAGACACATTAGATACAGAACTTAGAGATGAACTATTATCAACTAATAAAGTTTTTTACTACAAACATATGTCTTGGGATTTCTTAGGTCATACAAACGACCATCAAAAATTAAAAGAAATAGTAGATAGTTGTTTAGAAGATAATGTTAATAATCCTATACTAAAAAGAAAAAAGAATGCTTGGTTTTAATTTCGATACACCTTTAGAAAAACACAGATGTGGTGAACAAGACGTTTGGGTAAAACGTGATGATTTATTGAATGGTGATTTAGACTTACCGCCTTGGGCTAAGATGGAAGGTATCAAAAGAATATTAGAAAGTGGTTACATGGATAAGTCACGACCAATACTACACCTTTCCGTTAGGGTTAGTTATAGTGGATGGGCACTGGCTTACATTGGTAGAGAATTGGGATATGATATTAAGATAGCTTATCCTAATAGTAAAAACTATCCACAAGAAGCTTTAGAGAAAATAAAAAGTTTTGGAGCTGAGTTAGTACCAGTAAAACCTAACTTACTAGATATTGTTACATCATACACTAAACGAGTGGCTGAAGAAAATAATTACCAAATGATGCCATATGCATTTAATCATCCTATCTACATAAATTACTTTAGTGATAGAATGAAAGAAGTTATTAAAGAAAAAGATTTTGATAACTTAGTTATAAATGCTGGTAGTGGAGTAACTGGTTCAGGTTTACTAAAAGGTTTTATGGACTATGATAACTTTATACCACAAAAAAATTCTTACTTAATTACTACAGCTGGAGAAAAATCTATTACTAGAATGTTGAAGAAGTGGGATGTTTACCATCACAGTAATATTCATATTCATGAAGCAGAACATGATTTCTTTGATAATATGGAATGGTTAGAAACACCATTTCCGTGTAACGGCAATTGGGATAAAAAAGCTTGGTATTGGTTAGAAAGAAATAACCTAAAAGGTAAGACACTTTTTTGGAATTTAGGTGGAAAAGTGCTTGACTTTTGTATATAAGTTTTGTATATTAAGTAGGTTGAAAAGTACAAATAATTTAAAAGAGGTTACATATGTTAGTAACAATAATATATAATATAGATTTCAGAGATGAGGCTGGTAGTTTAAAAAACGATATACTTGAAGAGTGGTCTGATGCTAGTGTAAACATGATGGGTATCAGAGATGCTATAAACGGAGCTACATACCAAGTACAATTAGATGGTGGTGTAGTCTACACAGGAACTACAGTTGGAGATAATAGTACAATAATTAATACAATTAAAGAGAGGTTATAATGAAAGAGTTAACACCACAACAAATAGAACAGAATTGGAATAAGTTAAGAAACATAATTCAAAACACATTCGAAGGAGAACGTCTAGACAATCTAAACAAGATGTATGATTACTTTGAAGATAGAATGTGTATGGCACCTGCAAGCGGAAAGGAACATTTTCACTACGCTCATGTTGGTGGTTATGTAGAACACGTTTTACATATCATTGATTATTCTCAACAGCTAAGAAGTGTTTGGGAAAAGAATGGAGCTACAATAAACTTTACAGATGAGGAATTAATCTTCGCTGCTATGCACCATGACTTAGGTAAGGTTGGTGACTTAGAACATGATTACTATGTTCCTAATGAATCCGAGTGGCATCGTAAGAATCAAGGGGCTATATACACCCATAACAAAGAGTTACAACATATGACAGTAACTGATAGGGCTATATTCTTATTAGGTCATTTTAAGATTCCTATGAGTGAATGTGAGTACATTGGACTTAGGTTAACAGATGGTATGTATGAAGAAGCAAATAAAGCTTACTATGTTGCATATCAACCTGAAAGACAACTAAGGTCTAACATTGCTTACATCTTACATCAGGCAGATATGATGGCAACTCACATTGAATATGATGAATGGAAACGTGGTCAAGAACAAGAAGAAGTTCGTGTACAAAGTAACGTAGAAAATATAAAGAAAGCAGTTACATTGGAAGAAACTTCTGAACAACTTACTGAAAAATCTAAAGATTTATTTAACGAATTATTTGGAGATGCATAATGATAATAGAAATAATACTTGGAATAGTATCACTTTTATTCGTAACTTCATGTTATGTAATATGGAACTTAACAAGAAAAACAGAGTTATTAGAAACATGGGTAGAAAACTTTACTCAAATAATAGAGTCTGTAAATAATGAGTTGAAGATTATAGACTCAACAGGACACTTTGAATCAGATGATGAGATAGGTGCAATATTTAAACAAATTAAAAATACAGTTAACCAATTAAACATATTAAGAGGAACAGATGTTAATGACTAATAAATCGAACACACCCAAACCAAAACCAAAATTTAAAAAGAAACGAAAGAAGAAAAGTAAAATTTATTTTGGAACACCAGTACAGAATGCTGTTATTAGATATAATAGTACTGATAATCCTGCTATCAAAAATAGAATTTATAAAGAACATATTCAGTTTGCATTTAATAAGTTAGCTGAAAATCTAATTCATACTTTTAAGTTTTATTATTTTGATTACCCTCTTGATGAAGTTAAACACGAGGTAGTAGCTTTCCTAGTCATGCAGATGCCAAAATATCAACCAGATAAAGGTAGAGCTTTTTCTTACTTTTCTGTAGTTGGTAAGAATTGGTTAATACTTCATAACAATAACAATTATAAAAAGATGAAGATACATGACCAAATAAGTGTATTAGATTATAAAAGAAATATAACATCTGAACAATCTCTTACTGATAATGACACATTTCAAATGGAATTTGTTGACCAGATGTTAGAGTATTGGGATAACAATATTACAAATATCTTTCGTAGACAAAAAGATATCTTAGTTGCAGATTCTGTTTTAGAACTATTTCGTAGAAGAAAAAATATAGAGAACTTTAATAAGAAAGCTCTTTACATTATGATTCGTGAGATGACTGGTTCTAACACTCAACATATTACTAGAGTTATAAACCAAATGAAAAATTTTTATTTTAATATGATGGAAGAGTTTCAAACAGATGGTAAAATAGATACAGCCAATACAGGTTCAATTTTTTAGGAGAACCTCCCACACAAAACAAAAAAAGGGGAACTTTCGTTCCCCTTTTTTCTTGCCTGATAGTGTAGGACTATCAAACTATTCCGTACCTACTTACGAAATAAACCCACCAACACCAATAAGGCGACAAGCCCAGCGAAACCCGACTCGCCGAACTTATTAATGATGGATGTGAGGTTACCAATAACATTGACACCGAAAATACCAGTTCCGAATATTACTTCAGAAACTGCACCTACGGCAACAAAGGAAACCAATAAATGAACAATGTCATCTATATATCCCTTTACCATTGTTATTACTTCCTTCATGGTTATCTCCCGTTAGTTAGAAAAAAAGGGTTCAAAAAAACCCTCGTATATAACTATAAATCCATTGAATAATATTTTTCAGTATATATTTATATATTGTGTTTTTTTGATAACGATATATTTATTACTATATAAAAACATATAGGTTCAACTATGAGTATAGATTATGAAATATTTGATGGTAAATCACTATCATCACTTTTCAAAGACATTTATGATAACACACAGTTTAATAGAAAACAACTTGACGTATTGACAAAAGAACTTGTTCAATTTATTAAAGATGGAGATACTGCAGTACAGATAGTACCAATGATAAAAGAGTATCTTGAAATTAATGTTAAAAACGATGACCAACTTGTTAAGATGGCTGGTATTGTTCAGAGACTTATTTCTGCAGAAGGTAAAGCTGGTTCTGAAGATGAGTTTGGATTGTCTGAAGAAGAGAAAACACAATTGTTGTCTGGTATAGAAGATATGGTAGAAGATATACAAGTAGAGTCTGATAAGATACACAGTAAGATAGAAAATGTAACCAAAGGTAATTAAATGGCATATAGAGAAACTAATGACTTAGAAGTTCCAAGTGATATGAAATTAAGTCGTTTGTCAACACCATCTCAAATTAGTTCTTATATAAAAAAATTAATTAAAGCAACTCAGTACGATTATCGTGAATCAGAAGCATTGGAAGTAAGTGAAGTTTTGTTAAATGATCCTGAAAACAGAGATAGTATTAGAGGAACTTTTATTGTTAGTGGTGAAGATCCAGGTATCGTTAAATCATTAATACCTCACATCACTGCAGTTCCTGTAGTTGGTGAGCATGTTGTTTGTACAGAGTACAATGGTCAATATTATTATACAAGTATTATAAACAGAAAAAGTTCTATTAACGAAAATGCTATTTCTGGTGTGGCTACTAATTTTGAAGACGATGTTAAATTTGGAAAATCTTTTGAAAGAAAAAAAGTAAGACCATTAGAAATAGGAGAAGGTTGTATTTTATTTGAAGGTAGATTTGGTCAATCAATTCATTTAGATGGGCATCAAAACAAATCATCTATAAAAATATCATCTCATGATGATGAAGAAAAAGATGGTGCTTTTAGAAAAGAAAAAATTGATAATGATGATGCTTCAATATATTTATTATCTCGTGGTATGAGTGACAAGTTCGATGGTCAAGATGTTAAAGGAAAAAAAGTACTAATAAAATCTAATGGTATATTTATAAGTGGAGATGATGTTAGATTGGGTAGTTCAGTTGATACAGAAATAGAACCTGTTGTACTTGGTAATAAATTAAAAGAATTATTAGATGAAGTGTTTACTGGAACAATAACACAGAATAACACTACCATAGCTGCAAACACTGCTAAGTTAGCAACTTTAGCAGCAATACAACCACCAACACCACAAACATTAGAAGAAATAAAATCTTTGACTGAACAAAATGTGGAGTTGGGAGAGATAAATTATAAATTACAAACAGCAATAACAACAGCTACATATTTAAGTAGCAAAGTAAAAACAGTATAGGAGTTATTATGACTAAAAAAGACCTTGTAAAAGTAATACAAGAAGTAGTTAGAAGAGAAGTAAAAAAAGAAGTTAAGAAGATATTTATAAAGGAACAAACAACTTCAAAAGATAGTGCACCAGTATTAGCTGACATCGTGGAACAAGAAATTTCACAACCTAAAAAAGAAATACAATACACTAAAAATAAATCTTTAAATGACGTTTTAAATGAAACTGTTGGACTAAGTAAAAAACAAAGTGAGTTTGAAGAATATCCAACATTAGGTGGTGGGACTTTTGACAAGTCAAAAATGCAAGAATTAATGGGGTATGGTCAATCAGACGAGGTAAAACGTGACATGGCTGCAATTGATACTTTAAAGAAAGCTGGTAAATCTGTTGAGGATGTTCCAGAACACGTAACCAATGCATTAACAAAAGATTATAGTGCGTTAATGAAAGCATTGGATAAGAAGAAACAAGGAGGACTTGGATAATGCCAAGAAGTGCTAGAGAAATAGATGTAGATCCAAGAACATATGTTGGATTATCATTCCCATTACGTGCTGATAATAATAATGATTTTGCGTTGACTAGAAATTCAATACAACAAGCTGCTCACAATCTAAGAAACTTATTATTAACACATCCTGGTGAACGAGTTGGTAATCCTGAGTTTGGTTCTAGATTAAGAGAACTTTGTTTTGAACAAAGAGATGACAAACTACCAGAAAGATTGGAAGAGGAAATTATAGATGCTGTACAAACATGGTTACCTTATATAAACATTGTTGATATTGCAACATTATCTGATGAAAGTGCACCTAATAATATTTTTGTTAAAATAAAGTTTTCTACATCACTTAATCCAGAAACTTTTAGACAAATTACAATAGATACTAGTTATACCGCAACTCAATATTAATAGGAAAACATAATGGCAAGGACAACGGTAAAGAAAAATTCAGTAAAAACAGTAAATTATCTTAATAAAGATTTTAATGATTTTAAAGGTAATTTAATTGAGTTTGCTAAACAATATTTTCCAGATACATATAATGATTTTAATGAAGCATCACCTGGTATGATGTTTATTGAAATGGCTGCATATGTAGGTGATGTTCTTTCGTATTATATAGATTCACAATTTAGAGAATCACTTCTAGCATATGCTGAAGAAAAAAGAAATGTTTATAACATAGCTCAGTCCTTTGGATACACACCAAAAACTACAGCTGCATCAACAGCAGTGTTAGATGTTTTTCAAACTATTCCAGCATTAAACAATAAACCAGATTATAGATATGGATTGACTATTAATGCAGGTACTGTTGTAAAAGCATCTTCAACTAATGTAACATTTAGAACACTAGAAGATGTTAACTTTAAATTTTCAAGTTCGTATGACAAACGAGATGTTTCTATATTTGAAACTAATGCTGGACTTCCAACAAAATTTTTATTAAAGAAAAATATCAAAGTACAAAGTGGAGAAATATCAACAGAGTTTTTTGATTTTAATTCTGCAGAAAAATATACTGAAATAAAATTAAGTAATGATGATGTTATAGAAATAATTTCATGTACAGATAGTGATGGTAATAAATGGTATGAGGTAGATTCTTTGGCAAGAGATACTATATTTGAAGAAATGGAAAACAACACCACAAACGATCCTGCATCAGCTGGAGATAGAGAAAATGCAGCTTATATTTTAAAACTTAAAAAAGTTTCTCGTAGATTTACAACTTATATAAATGATAAGGATGAAACAGTTTTAAGATTTGGAGCTGGTGTATCAGATAATCCTGATGAAGAGATAGTTCCAAATCCAACAAGTGTTGGTTCTAGTTTACCAGGCAGTCCTTCATATTTAACTACCGCTTTTGATCCTTCAAACTTTTTAAAGACAAGCACTTTTGGACTTGCACCAGCTAATACCACACTTACTATAAAATATACTCATGGTGGTGGTGTACGTGATAATGTAAACTCTAATGAAATTACTAAGATAACTAGTATTAGTTATAACGTAGAAGACAATTTATTAGTTTCTGGATTAGTTCAAGAATCTAAAGATTCTGTTTCTTTTACTAACCCAAATCCTGCAACAGGTGGTTCGTCTGGTCAAACTGTTAGAGAGGTTAGAGAAAATGCACTTGCACATTTTCAAGCTCAACAGAGAGCAGTTACTAAAGATGATTATATTGTAAGAGCTTATTCTTTACCACCAAAATATGGAACAGTAGCTAAGGTTCATATGTCACAAGATGAACAACTTAGTAAAGCTGGTATGGTTGAGAATTTAGAAAGGGAAATAACTGAAGATGATGTTGGTACAAGTTTAAAAAATTTACAAGTTAATAAAATACCAAATCCTCTAGCATTAAATATGTACACTCTTGGATTTGATAGTAATAAAAAACTAGCACCATTAACACCGACAGCAAAAGAAAATTTAAAAACATATCTGTCACAATATAGATTAGTTACAGATGCAATAAATATTAAAGATGCATATGTTATTAACATAGGTGTGAGTTTTGCAATAATAACAAGAATTGGATTTAATAAAAATGATGTTCTATTACGATGTGTATCTGTTATTCAAGATTTCTTTGATGTTGATAGATGGCAAATAGGACAACCAATAGTATTGGGAGATATTGCATATGAGTTGTCTTTGGTAGATGGTGTTGCATCTGTTGTACCACCTGAAGAAAACAATCCTAAAAAAGCACAAATTGTAATAGAAAATAAATATAAAATTGCAGATGGTTATTCTGGTAATTATTATGATATAGATTCTTCATTACGAGGTGGGATTTTATATCCAGCACTAGATCCAAGTATATTTGAAGTTAAATATCTAAATTCGGATATCAAGGGTAAAGTTCTTGGTGATAACTTAGGAACGGAGTAAATAGATGCATTATTTTACATTTGCAGAAAAAGATTCAACTTTATATCAAGCTAGTGGTAGTTTAAACGCTGGATTAGATGAGATATTAGAAATAAGAAAAGAAGTTAGTGATACTGGAGAAACGGTGAATGTTTCTCGTGTAGTAATGAGATTTAATTTAAATTACATTTCATCATCTATAGTACGAAACACAATAACCAATCCATCATTTTTTTTAAATTTATATGATGCTAAATCAACAGAATTAGCAACCTCTCAAAGTATATATGCTTATCCTCTCAACGGAGCTTGGATAGCAGGACAAGGTAGGTCATATGATAATCCAATAACTGATGAAGGATGTAGTTGGTATTACAAAGACGGAGATACAGATGGTACTCTTTGGCATAGTGAAATTAGTTCTTCAGGTGGACAATGGCATAGTGGAAGTGGTTATGAAGCTTCACATTCATTAAATCATAGAACTACAGATGTAAGAATTGATGTTACTGATATTGTTAACAAATGGTTAGATAATTCAATATCAAATGATGGGTTTATAATTAAAAGAAGTGGTAGTATTGGTAATCTAAATACTGGTAGTGATGAAGGTAACACAACTAGATTTGGTAACTTAGCATTCTTTTCATCAGATACACACACAAAGTATCCACCCACATTAGAAACAGTTTGGAATGATTCTAAATGGTCAACTGGTTCTTTATCACCTATAACAGGCTCAGCTTTAGAAGACTCTGTTATTTACATGAAAGGATTAAGACCTGAATATAAAGAAAGTTCCAAAGTAAGATTTAGATTAGTTTGTAGAGAAAGATTTCCTGCAAGAACATATTCAACAACACCTTCAAATCTAACTGTAAAAACATTACCAAGTGCTTCTTCGTTTTATTCTATTAGAGATGCAGAAACACATGATGTGATTGTTCCTTACGGTAGTGGTTCATTAATAAGTTGTGACAGTAATGGTAACTATTTTAATCTTTGGTTAGATGGATATCAACCTGAAAGATACTATACCTTAGAATATAGAGTTCAAAGTGGTAGTGGAACTGTTGATGAATTAGATCAATATTTTGATGAGGGATTTACATTCAAGGTAACACAATAATGCCATACACAAAAGACGAGTTGCAAAATGTATCTATTTATACTGAGTTTAGAGATAGACTACGAGGTGAATACATTGAAAATTTAATACAAGCAGCATTAAAAAAATTTAGAAATGAAGATGGAGTTTTATTATCATACGAAGACATTGTTAGTAGAGAAGGTATAGAAAATGCACAATTAAGTGAACCTGAATACTCAACACTTGAAGGTCAACTTAATAGGGCAACCATAGAAGAAACAACAGGATATACTAACTTTCAAAATTTAATTGAAGAAGAATCATACTCTATCCAAACAGATGTTATAAAAGCAACTAACAAAGACAGAATGTCAGATAAACTTGTAGATAGAAATATTTCAGAACTTTTACAAATTGATATAATAGATCCTTTACCAGATGGTTTGGAAAATGGTGATACTATAACATCAGATGATGTAACTGATGTTAGGAAATGGTTAATAGATGGAAATCAAAAAAGACCATTTCCTGATTTACAGACTTTTTATGCAATAGGTTCTGAATGGAGAAATGTAAAAACTAAAACTATGGAAATAATAGACAGTATACCAGAAGGGGAGCCTGTAGACTAATGTCAAGTAAAATAAACAAAACAGATAAAGAATTATTAATTACTAATACCCCATTTAATTATTCTTCAATAGAAAATACATATTTTGGTGGATATTTTGGTAATGATTCAGAAGATTATGTTGAAGTATTAATTTATGATACTAACGATAATCTATTGGAGACTTCTGTGGCAGATTCTAATGATTACTATTACGATTCTGAAAAAGGTGGTATTAAATTAAAAACTGGTACTATTCTTAGAAAGTTAGGATATGACAGAGGAAAATTTAAAGTTACATATAACTTTTTAAGAAAATCAGCTGGTTCGTATGAAACTGTTGTAACAGATATAAATGATGAAATTTTTAATGGAGAAGTTGATGTTAATGAAATAGACAATACATTATTTATAAAAGAAAATAAATATATAGTTCATCAAATATCACCATCTAGAACAGAATTAAGATTAGTTATACAAAATATAAGAGATGAAAAGTATGTTAGAGATTTTTATAATTTAGCTAGACGAAAGAAAAAAGTTACTGCAGATACTTCAGAATATAGTAAAATAAGATTTGTTGGTTTACCCGCAGACCAACCAAGTTCAACACAGATTGAATTTGTGCCTCCTGCAGGATTTGCAGATGTAGGTCATTTTGACCAATCAATGACAGGTGGAACTATATCTATACCAAATTTTTTTTTAGTAGATAAAATTTTTCCACCACCAGTACTTTCAGCAGAGGATGTAGGTCTTACGGAGTTTGAAGTAATTTCAACTGAAACAGATATATATCAAGCAAGTTTCTTTTTAGATACAAATGCAGGTGGGCCTTTTGAACTTAAAAAAAATAACTCAGGTAAATTTGGTGATACAAAATTTGCTCCTGCTTACACTAGATTCAAAGACCTTATACTTGGACAAGAATCACAGACTTTTCAACAATGGGATGATGGTGTTGATTTTGAAGGTGATGGTAGAACCTTAGATGATGTTAGAAATTTATCGGATAGTACATTTAATTGTGTTTATTTAAAATGGAAAGATCCTAATCCTGTAATAGATATAGTTAGTAATTCTTTTTTAAGAGCTGATGTAGAAACGGAATACATATGGGAAATAACAGGATTTGATAAAGATGGAAATGATTTTAATGCAATACAACCTAGGCCAATAGGTCAAGATGAAGGTGGTGACTTTCAAATTGTATCCGTGCCAGGTGATGCTAGTTATGCAAATCCTGATTCGCAAAGTATGTTTAGAGCAATACATACCGTAGGTGGTGGTTCAGGTGATGGTAACACTAGAAGTGGTTCTAGACTTAGATTAACATTTTTTAGTAAAAATTGTCACATAGGAATAAAATTAACAATTAATGATAATGTTGCAAATGATTCATCAACACTTCATTTACCAACAATAATTGAGACACACTAATGGCTAGAAAACCATACATAGAATTACCAGATATACTAAAACTTTTACCACCGATGGAGGCTGTTGAAACAGATCCTCAAGTTGGAGGACCTGGTGGTCTATTAAATCAGATAAAAGATTTAAATTTACACGATTATATTTTAATTGATGGTTGGTATGATGATGGGAGTTTTATACCATCTAAGCTTGTTTTATATACTGAACCATTCGAAATAGAATTAGATATAACTGATATAACTTTTAATGAACAAGATGAATTAAGATGGGAAATACTTAAAGATGGTCAAGTAATTCATTCAGAGGGTGGTAGTCCTAGTAAATCTTTTACGCTGTCAAATTATGTTCAAAACGATGTTAATCCCTTTAGTACTAATCAAGTTCAACAATTTGAAATAAGAGTGGTTATAGACCATTATAGAGAAGTAGAAACACCTGGAGGTATCGACTATGTGTTGTTATCAACTAATGCTCAACCAGAAATTGCATTTACTGCAGTTCCAGCACCTGCAGAAGTCGATGCTGATGGAAATATAGCATCAGAAATATTCACGCCAGTTTATCAACCTTTTGTTGCTAAGATTTTATCTGTAGACGAAAATAAAATTACCATAGATTCAAGTTACAATACTATCGTAGACAGAATACAACCAATAATTGAAGGTTCTAAAGAACCAATTGAACAATTTGGAAATTGGATAATAAATAGTAAGTATGGAGATAGAAAAGATTTAAATACATATTTACATTTTGGTGATGATAAAAGATTTTTGGTAACAAATGTAAAGTATGATACTGATTCAGTGCCAATCTTACCGTATTCAATAGTATATAAAACATATGAACCTTTACCAGATGATATATCAGAAAAAGAACAAGTGTATGTTGTAAAAGAAATTTTACCACCATTTACTGAAACTGTTGAATTGTTTCCGTATGAGCAAGAAGACGAAGATGTTTTGGTATTAATACCACAAGAAAATTTACCAGAAAATTCTCCTATTTCAAATAGACCAACTGAATTACAAAGTTTTGATGATTTAACTACATCTGATGCAAGGTTAAAACAAGAAATAATTGATAAGTATGTAAGTGGTAGTCAAAAACCTGTAGAGTTGAGTGTAGATTATTCTCAATATAAAAACTTTATAAACTTTTCATCTGCAGAAAAAAGATTAGAAAATTTTAAATATAAAATAGAAAAAATAGAACAAAACACAGCGTTAAGTGCATCGTTTGCAGCAACTACTAATGGAGCTGCTGATGCTGTTATTTACGAGGATGTAATAAGAGACGTTAAAAGTAATTTTGATGGATATGAAAATTATTTATATAACACAAAATCAACTTATGTTTCAAGTTCAATGGGTGAATTTCACGACTCATCTTGGCCAAAAGGTGGTAGTGGAACATATGCAGATCCATATAAACCATTAAGTTCTTCACACGCAGATTTTACTACTTGGTATGGTTCAAATGCATCTAAGACTGGTCAGATATATAGTGCATCTTTATATGACATAGAAAATCCAAACAGATTAGTTAACTTATTACCACAACATATTACAAGTGATGTTAATAATAGCCAATTTTCAGATTTTATGGATATGATAGGTCAACAGTTTGATGAACTTTGGTCTTACATAAAAGCTTTATCAGATATTTCTGACAGAAGATTAGATTTAAGTGATGGGTTTTCAAAAGATTTAATTTTTAATTTAATTCAATCTTTAGGTTGGACATTTGAGGATGGTAAAGATTTATTAGAATTAAGTAGACATGGTTTTGGTCAAAAATTAAGTGGTGATTCATACTCACTATATACGTCTGGTTCTCTTGATTCTCCACCTGAAGGTGACGTTTCAAAAGAGATAACTAAAAGACTCATTGCAAGTATGCCATTTTTATTAAAATCAAAAGGTACAATTGCTTCATTACGTGGTTTGTTAAATTGTTATGGAATACCAGGAACTATTTTAAAAGTTAGAGAATACGGTGGATTGAGTAAACCAAGTCAAAGAGAACCATTTGAAATATCAAGGAGATTTACTAAAGCATTAGGTTTTAGAGGTAGTCAATATGTTTCAAGTAGTTGGGCTGATGATAGTGATACTAATATGAAACCTCAAACAGTAGAATTAAGATTTAGGTCAGTTAATAGTTCAGACCAAGTTCTAGTTCAAAAAGGAACTGATTGGGCTATAAAATTAAAAGACAATGATTCTACTGATAATTATGGAACTGTTGCATTTGTATTATCAGGCTCAGATGGATATAAAACAGTAAGTTCTTCATTGTTACCTATATTTGATGGTGATTATTATTCTTTAATGTTAAATAAAGAAAAAGTTAATGTTGAATTATTTCCATTTCCATCTTTTGAAACAAATAAATTATTTAATCCACCATTCATCACAGGTTCAGATGGTCAACCTTCCAGTGCAGCGTATGGAAATATAAAAATAGTTAGTAGTTCTAATGTTGCTAAGATAGGAACAAATAGTTTAAGACATGAAAATAGTTCTGAAAGAGATAACAATCAAACATCGTATACATATTTATTTAAAGTTGCAGAACCATCTGGTTCTCTTGGTTCACAAAAAGCATCTTTAACTAATATAAGTCAAAATGAAACTTATACATTTTCTGCATTTGCTAAAGCATCTGGTAGTAGTGTAGATTCTGTTGGTCGTTTACGTCTGTTTGAATTAGATGAAAATGAAAATGTTGTTAATTGGTCTGAAGATACAAACTCTAATAATGAATCTATTACTGCATTGGGTGGTATGAAAACTTCACTACCAATTGGATTAGATGAATCAGAGTGGAGACAAATATCAGTAACAAAAACAATAAGATTTCCAAATACTGCAAAACTAGGTGTTCGATTTGAAAACCTAAAAGCAAACTCAATTATATTTTGGGATGATGTTTCTTTAAGAGAAGTTGTAGATAATACTGATAACATTGGTGATTCGTTTAGTTATAATTTATTTGTTAAAAAATATGAAAGTGGATTAGATAGAACTATATTTTCTAGTAAAACATCTTTAATTATTACAGGATCTAATAATACAGTATCGTCTTCTTATAATGCAGCTTGGACTGGAAGTGATAATTTATTTATTGGTGGTACAGGAACAACTTTTGGAAGTCAGTTAACAGGTTCGTTAATGGAATTTAGATTGTGGAATGAAATATTAAAAGAACAATATTTTGATAATCATGTAAGTAATCCAAAATCGTATATTGGTAACACTCCATCATCTTCATATTACTCACTAGTTACTAGATATTCTTTTGATGATAATACTAGTTTATCCGATGGTACAACTATTAGAGATGTTAGTTCTAATCAGACTACAACTTCTCCTGGTTCTGCTAATGGATTTGGTGGAGTAAATACATTTGAATCTGTAGTTGATGACACAAAAACTTTTGTACCTAATCATGGGCCTAATAGAAGAAATTCAGATAAAATTAGAATAGAAAATAATTTTATAAGTGGTAGTGGTGCAAATTTAAGTGTAAGTGAAAGGTTCGACCATAGTTCTAATGATTTTGCACCAATAGACTCACGTAAGGTTGGTATATATTTTTCACCAACAGATGTAGTAAACGAGGATATAGTATCATCATTTGCTAATTTAGATTTCAATCAATATCTTGGTGATCCTAGAGATAATTTTGAACATCAATATTCTGAGTTAAAAAATATATCAAATCAATATTTTCAAAAGTATTCTGATAATAATGATTTTTGGGATTATATGCATTTAATAAAATACTATGACCAATCAGTATTTAAACAAATTAAAAAATTAATACCAATGAGGTCAAAAACACATTTAGGAACTGTAGTTGAACCTAACATTTTTGAAAGACCAAAGATTCCAATACAGAGAAATAATCCATCTTTTGATAGAGTAGATTATAGTTCAAAAATTAATTTAACAAATTTTCATTTTAATGAAAGTACTAATGAGGCTAGTCATTCTGTATTAAAAATAGAAAGTGATTATCCTTATTATGAAGGTGAGATAGATGCTTCAGATACTTTCTTAAAACCAGCATTATATAAGTTTGCAGCTAATGACAATTTTGATGATAGAAATTTATATATAAGTGGTTCAGCAAAATATGGATATCCAGATTTTGTATATCAAGAACCAACTGGAGCAATGGCTGTGAATCAACGAACTTCATTACGTAATTTAGAATATAAATTCTTTTACGCAAATGCTGCTGATTACGATAAGAGTTCTAGATATAGTACTAATCCATTTGAAAACTTTTATAGTTCTAGGTCATTACATTCAACAGATTTAGATACTGAATATCAACATAGTACAGCTCAAAGAAGAATGTTTTTTGAGGGTGTGAAAAACACATCAGAAACCACCATAGACGGTGACTTGCCATTTATCGTAACAACAACTGCACCAACTGTTGCAGTACCAACTACAAAGGGTATATCTAAACTTTCAGTAGACCAAAAAGGTGGTAAAAAGAAAATAAAACCTAAGAAAAGACCTAAGAGATAAAAAATGTTAAAAAAAATTAATCATCGATATTTATTTATAGAAAAGTTATATCAACACAAAATTCATTGGAGACAATAATATGGGATTTTTAGACAACTCAAGTATCACCGTTGACGCAATTTTGACCAAAAGAGGTCGTGAAATATTAGCTTCAGGTGGTAATTTAAATATTACAAAATTTGCATTAAGTGACGAGGAAGTAGATTACACACTATGGGATGTAACACATCCTAATGGGACTGATTCATATGGAACAGTAATTGAGAATATGTCACTATTAGAAGCTACACCAAACAGAACTGGTTTTCGTAGTCATTTAATAAATCAAAGTTTAGCTGGTTCACAATTAAATGTAGACCAAACAAACTATTCAGATGTAGATACAAATACAACCATATCTATTAAACCAACTACCGAAGGTGGAATTTCAGAACAATATACATTTACTATTGAAAATACCAATATTGTTTCATTTCAAGGTACTGTACAATCAACTAAAACTTTAACAGCTTCATCAGTAGATTTAAGAACAATGTCTATAAATCCATCAGCAACAACAAATGTCACTATAACTGGTGTTCAATCAGCTTTAAGTAAAGTAGTCACTATTACTGTCAAAGCAGATCCTGCATCAAATACAGATCCAAAAGGGCCAAAAAATGTAAACTTTCAAAATCCTCTTGAAGGAGCTCCGGGAGCTTTTGGACCTGGTGGAAGTCAGAGTAATTACTAAATAGGAGAATATGAAAAATGTTTAAAAATTTTACAGCAGAAGATGTAAGTATAGATACTGGAATTGTCACGTCTGGTGTTTGGCAAGATGGAGATGGAAATATAACCACTTTTTTTAGTTCATCTACACAATATACAAATAACGGTGATTATAATATAGATGTATACAGATATGATCCTGCAGCAAATGCATCAGCATCAGTTCAGTTTGGAATAGTATATGGTCACAGAGATGGTAGTGGTTCTTTAGGAACTAAAGGTGCTACTGGTGATAGAACTGCAGCTGCATCATTTGGACAATTTAATAGTTTAATCAATCCTGCTCAAACCACAGATTTTACTTTTCAAGCAAATACAACATCTAAACAGTTTTATGCAATAGTTCTTAATAGAGCTAGAATGAGAGAAGAAATAGAACCAGGTGGTTGGGAATTACATTTAGGAAATGGTGCTGATAAAAAAATAAAATTAATTGATGATTCATCTACTAACGAAGGTGGTAATACATTTGCTAGAAATTTTTCACCAGAATACAATATTGTTAGTGGTTCACTAATTGGTGGTACTAGTATAGATACTGCAGCTGGTTCTGAAACTGCAGCTCTCGGTGGTTCATATGGAACTTTTTATCCAAGTTTAGGTGTGATAATTTTAAATCCAGAAAGATTAAGTTCAGCACCACTTGGTTTAGTAACTAAGAGTGGTTCAAATAGTGATGATAGAAATAATAGATTATTATTTAATTCTATTGTGAGTGGTTCTTATTTTCAGATGAAACGACAAGAACAAATAACATCACAACATTATTTTGTAAGAGCTACATCAGGTGATTTCAATTCAACTTCAAATGAAACTTTTTATACACAGTCAGTTGTTGGAAATAAAGTCGTAATTCCAGGTCTGGCTTCTGAACCTAAAACATTTATTACATCTGTAGGTTTGTATAATAATTCAAATGAGTTAATTGCAATAGCTAAATTAAGTAAACCAATATTAAAGTCAAAATCAAGAGAAGCACTTATTAAAGTAAAACTTGATTTTTAAGGGGTTCTAAAATGCAATTCAAGAATCTCGAATCCGATGATATCTTAATCTCACCTTTTGAAGTTCACAAAACTTTTACTGTGACAAATTTGGATAGTGGAAGTGGAGTATATGCACTACCGATAACAAAAGGTAATGATGCAACACAATATGATTGGACTACGGATTCTGCATCTAAAACTATTTCATCAAGTATATTTTATAATTTACCAAATTACTATACAATCAATACTATGTATTATAGAGATATAAATAGTATGGCTGGTAAAATAGATTGGATTAACGGAACACCAAAAGGTGTAAATGCAGTTGTAACATATACAAAAACTAGACATTTATATGATACACCGTATAAAAAGTCTGAGATGAAGTTGAGAAGACCATATACAAGACAATTACATGAAAGTGCTAGTGTAATATCAATTCCACAAAGATTGTATGGTGAATCTATTGCATTAGATTCAGTTAGATTAACAGATGATAGTTCTGATTCTACAATAATATTACAAGATGATGGATATGGAAATCTATATGACATAGCTTTTAGTTCTAGTTATGCTTCTAAAGAACCTGATTCAAATGGTAGTGGTAGTGTTGTTGGTAATGTTTTTTATGATGATGGTTTGATAGTTATTACTGATACTGGTTCTTATTCAGGTGTAGGACTTGGTGAAGCTAGTGATGGATTTAGTTTAACTTTTGATTCAACACAAACTATATATGAAAATGAATATGTTTGTAGAATTGGAGAAAATGAATTTCAACATACTAATAACAGAAGTTTAAAAGTTGGGTATAGTGGAAGTGTTTCGTTTAACGGAAATGATTATAATGATAATATTTATAGAAATACAATTTATGACGACTATCCATATAATTTAACTGGATATGCTACAGGTTCATATAAAAACGAAGAATATAGAATTGGTACTGAATTAATTGGTGCAGCTACACATTCTGATTTTGGAACTTATGTAACAGCAATTGGATTATATGATGATGATAATCAATTAGTTGCTGTAGGTAAAACAGCAAAACCAATTAAAAATGACAAAGATTTAGCATTAACATTTGTGGTCAGATTTGACACAAACTAATATTTATAATTGTAATTAAGGAGAAAGTAAAATGGCACATTTTACAGAAGCACAAGCTCAATCATCAAAGTTAGAGTCTTGTAACAAAGAGTTTACCGATGGTAACTTTGCTTATTGGGTATTGAGAGTATCAGGTTCAGATGGACAATATCATCAGTATGTTGACCACGAATTAGCAGAGGGTGCAAATCTTACTGCAGTCAAAGCTAGACTGATTGGACATCTAACCGGTTCAGAATTTTATGTAGCTCCAACGCCACCTGTAATAAGTGGTTCATCTCATTTTGAAGATGATAAAGGGAGTACAATAGGTTAGTAAAAATAGGAGAAAACAGATGTTAAAGAAAATTATAATAGGTTTATTAATAACCTCATCTTTGTTTGCTGAAAATGAAATATGGAAATTCTTTAAGTATTCCACAGCTTATGCGAGTTTTAGTTTAAATGCCCCAAGACACCAAGACGATAGGTTTGCTATTGTCGGTGGTTTGTCTACTGGACAATTAGAGTTCAAGAGGGAAAAACGTGAACTAGAACCTGATTTTCAAAAGTCATTAGGTATTAGAAAAATAGGTCGTTTTAAGTACGAACCAAAACGTGGTGTTAAAAATGCTGGTAATGGTGGAACTTGGTACGATGGTTCTGAACAATCAGCAAATGAAAACGCAACATTCGGTCCTGTAAAGGGTTGGGAGTTTTTAGCTAAATGGTCTGAAGGTAGACAATGGGGTGATGATTACCTTAATCAAGAATACTGGTTACGATATGTAGGTGAGTGGTTTATGATTAAAGGTGGTTATACCGAACTTGGATTAGAAGATGTTCAGTATGTTCATGGTGATTTACGAATAAAGAAATCAATCGGTGGACTAAACATAAGTGCTGGTGTTAAACACAGACAACATCCTGTATATGGATTCGATGCTGCTATATTAGATACAACTTGGTATAGAGGACAATGGTGGAACTTTGCTGAAGATGCTTTTGGTATTGATGACAATATGTGGTTTGACCCGACAATGCAAGATGAAGATGGTAATTGGATTAAACAACAACTATATGAATACGATCCTGTAACTGGAGAACTTAGAGAAATTGAAGGTGCGGGCCCTTTATGGAACGAAGGTGGAGAATATTGGGGACATGATTGGTTATGGAGAGATGAGGATGGTAGAATATTTGCTTACACAGATAGAGAGTATTTTCTATATCATTTTCCAGGTATGTTAGAAGAGTATATTGATGAAGTCAAGACAGACCTTGGATTTCAACGAGAAACGTCTTTAGTCTTAGGTGGAGATTTTTATCATTATGGTGACAATTGGTGGTTACACGCTTGGGGTAATTGGATGCCGTATCACTACGGACATGATACATATTCTTATCATAATGCTGATTCTTACAAACAACATAAAGATGATAAAAGATTACCACATTTATTTGAATTTGCAGAACCTAGTTGGAAAGCTTGGAATGATTATGATATCGGTGCTATCTTTGGTGTAAAGATTAAAGATAACTTAGGTGTATTTTCTGAAGGTAGATATCTTTACTATTGGGATAAACCAGCATATGATTTAAAGTTTGGTGTTAATTATCAATTTGTGGGGTGGTAAATGCCAGGTATAGAATATATAGTAGTGTTCGTAATAGCTTTTTCAAGTGGATATGAAACAGGTAAACACAAAAATTGTGGACACCAACATATCATTGTAAAGCATAAACCTTGGTATACATTAAATATTGAAACTTGTTTACATAAACATAAATGTAAACATAAACGTAAATGGAAAAAACAAAAACGTAAACACTTACGTTGGAGATGGTAAATGAAAAGATTATTATTATTAGTTGGACTCTTATTTTGGAGTTGTGAAGACGAAAGAGTTGAGATTCCTGTTGTAGAAGATATTGGTATGTGGGTTAATGGTGATATTATACCTGTATACGATTACTATGAGAGTATAACTACTTTTGGTAGAAAGATTACACAAGAAGATGGTTCAGTAAAGAAAATATTTGTTATTCACTTTCAAAAAGATTTAGGTCGTATAACACCTGAAAAAGAACATTATGCTTTAATATTCTATGACAATGATGCGGATAACGATAATGACTTAATTGATTTGGGTGTTTATGTAAATCCAGATACAGCTTCTTCAAAAGGAATTACTTTAGAAATTGTAGGTGTATCTGATTATACAACAAACGCACAAGGTATCATAAACGAACTTCATAAAAATGTTGTTAGTGGATATGCTGAAGGAACTTTTTGGAATCCATACAGAGAAGAATTTCAAAACGGATTAGTGGTATTTGAAAATTTACCAATAAGTACTGATACTACTAATACATTTTATAGTGAATTTTATTAGGGGAATAAAATGAATGGTGACATTAAAATAGGTAAGTTACT